ATTGCTAGACAATATCTTTAAGTTTTTCACTCAAGCAGATGTAGATGTATGTGGCGGCTATGCCCATCATTACTTACCTACATTTAAACAACCAGAAGTAAGAATGATGTTAGTTAGTTACGCTGCTATGGAAGCAGTACACCAAGAAGCATATTCCCTTCTTCTAGAAACTTTAGGTAAATCAGAAGATATGTACCAAGAGTTTTTTGATATCAATGCTATGATGGAGAAACATGAATATCTACAAGATTTCAGTATGAACACTCCATATGACATGGCAAAGACAATGGCAGTATATAGTGCATTTACAGAAGGAGTACAGTTATTTAGTAGCTTTGCTATTCTTCTTAACTACCCAAGACATAACTTGATGAAAGGAATGGGACAAATTGTAACATGGAGTATTCGTGATGAATCATTACATGTAGAAGGTTTGTCTAAACTATTCAGAACTTTCATTGCAGAGAATCCTGAGTTATGGACTGATAAGTTAAAGTACGAAATATACTGTGCTGCAGAAAAGACAGTAGAGTTAGAAGATAACTTTATTGATATTTGTTTTGATAAAGCAGATATACCAGATTTGACAGCAAAAGAAGTCAAGGAGTATATTAGATATATTGCTGACAGAAGGTTATTAGGTATCGGTATGAAGAAGATATTTCATAGTACAGATAATCCATTACCTTGGATTGACATGCAAGTCAACGCAGTTGAGCATACCAACTTTTTTGAAAACCGTGCTACCGAGTATGCTAAGGCGAGTACACAAGGCAATTGGCAGGACGTATTTAAATGAGTTCAGAACTACCTACACAAACAATCACTATCGATGAAACTTCGTATGATGTATCAGCATTATCTAAAGAACAACAAAGTATTGTTAATGCAATAAACAAGTGCGATATCGATTTAGAAGATTACAAGCACAAGATGGCTATTACACAAACGGCTAGACAGGCGTATGTTAATGATCTTGGCGAACAATTAAAGGAAGACTAATGAAAATATTCGTAGGCTATGAATCAGCATATCCTGAAATGTTTGAAGTGTGTAAGGCATCAATCTTACGATTTAATCCTACACACGAAGTTATACCTTTAATTACTTCGGAATTAGAGGAACAGGGAATATACACTAGAAAAGAGAAAGGGAATACCGAATTTGCTTTTACTAGATTTCTTGTTCCTTATCTTTCCAACTACATGGGCTATTCTTTATTTTGTGATGGTGACTTTCTATGGAGATGTGACCCACAAGAGATAACTCATTTTAAGAAAGATAATGAAGAAGTTATGTGTGTACAGCATGCAGACTTAATGTTTGACCAATACACTAAAATGCATGATAAACTAAACAAGCCTTATGATAAAAAATATTGGTCATCGTTGATGTATTTTAATAATAAAGAATGTGTAAACTTAAATGAGTGGTATGTAAATAATGCAGCCGCTAGGCATCTTCATGGGTTTACTTGGGCTAGCAAAGTAGGTTCTTTACCTGCTGCTTACAATGCTTTAGTAAATTATTATGACTTTGGTGAGAGAGCTAAAGGAGTACATTTTACAGATGGCGGACCATGGATGGGTATAAACGACCATGAGCAATATTGTAAAGAATGGACAGACATATATAATTCATTATAATGAGAAACATACCTGTAGTAGCAGTAGACCAGTATGACTTTTTAGCACACAGACGAGAGCAGGAAAAGAAACATTGGGCAAAAAAGAATAACCTAACAGAGTTAGATTCGATTCTTACTGTTGAAATAAATACTACAGAGTTATGTAATAGAACTTGTGTCTTTTGTCCGAGACACGACCCAAAAGTATTTCCAAATAGAAACTTGCATCTTACCATAAAAGGAGCCGAGACAATAGGTCTCGAACTAGGTAAGGCAGGTTTTAGTGGAAAAATATCATTGAGTGGATTTGGAGAAAATTTACTCAACCCAAATTTCAGAGAGATAGTTCATATCTTTCGACACACAGTTCCATTAGCAACTTTAGAGTGTAACACTAATGGCGACAAACTTACCCAAACATACGCAGAAGAACTATTTGAATATAGTGGATTAGATTTAATTTACATAAATCTTTATGATGGAGTAGAGCAAATGACTCATTTCGATAAAGTTATGAAAAATATACCTGAAGAAAAGTACAAGTATCGTATGCATTGGGGAGATTTTGAGAACCATGGATTATTACTTAACAACCGTAGCGGGGTCATCGATTGGGTAGGTATAGAAGAATCTAATGTGGCTTCTTTAAAAGGTAAACCATGTCATTATCCTTTCTATAAAATGTTCGTAGACTGGAATGGAGATGTTCTATTTTGTTCAAACGACTGGGGAAGGGAACATGTTGTGGGAAATTTACTACAAGATACATTACACAATGTATGGTTTGGTAAACCTATGACAAAAATTCGTAAAAAATTAATAAAAGGAGATAGGTCACACAGCCCTTGCAATAAGTGTAGTGTTGATGGTTCTCTATTTGGAAAAGAATCTTTTAATCTAGTAAAGGAGTACTATGAAAATCGCAGTAACAGGTAGCAGTAAATTAGCAAATTGTATACAAGGTAATAAAATAAGAGTAGAGTTTGGGGCAGATTGGTCACAGTATGATGTATTTGTAAACAATGCTCATGTAGAGTGGGAACAGTGCAGACTTCTCGAAGAAGTGTACGAGGTATGGAAAGATGATGAAACTAAAACAATAGTTAATATTTCGTCAAGAGCCCATCAACCTAATATATCTAAAGGATATAAGTACGCCGCACAAAAGGCCGCTCTAAATCATATGGCAACTAACTTAAATTATAACAGTGATGCCAAGTGTAGAATTGCTACAATCAACTTTGGGTTATTAGAGTCTTCAATGCATTCAAGTATCTCATATGAGAGAGCAGGTGAGTGGGTAGATTGGGTGATAAAAAACTCAGACATTACTGAAATAACAATTGAAAATCCTGCAAATTATATCCAAATTCAAAATGAAAAAGAAATCGCTAGAAGTTTAGGATTGAAGTCATGATGGGACGAGTAATATTAGTAGGAAATTCAGTAGAATTACTTCAACACGAGTATGGCTCATATATTGACAGTTTTGACACAATTGTTAGATTCGGAAAAGGCATACCTACAGATGAAAATTTTGAACAGATAGGTAAAAAAACTGATATATGGATTACAGGTTTCTTAAGACAAAGGCACTATCATAGGTTTGAAAATGCCAAAATATTATTTAATCGCTGTAGAATACATATGAACACAGAGCCATCTAGTCCTAAATTTACTCAACCGCATGAAGTTATGTTTACAGATAAAGAAATACTAGAAATATTTGATTTAGTAGGAGCTACTAATGATAAGGCATTAGGTGATCGTCCCTCTGCAGGTTTTCTTGGTATATTGTATTTTTTAAATAAGTGTGAATATGAGAGTATAGAAATCATAGGATTTGATTTTTTCTCTAAAAAGTTGCCTTTCTCTACAGGAGCAGACTATCCCGCTAGTTGGCATTTGCCAGTTAATAGTAAGGATAGGAGTCCTCACAATCCAAATGAAAAACAAATAGTAAAAGAGTTAGCCGATAGAGGCAAAATTAAATGGAAAGTTCTTTCAGATTTGAAAGAAGAATTTTTAGATTTTTCCTAATCTAAATCCTACTTTTACTAAAGACCCAGCTACACGTTTCTGTTTAGTTGATTTCAACATCAAAATTTCATTATTTCGTGCATTTCGCATATTTATAGGTATGCTAGGAATTAAGTTAGTATACATATCCCATGGAAGAGATAGTTGTATAGTTGTAGGTATCATTGTATAAGTTTGAATTAACCACTTATGTTGTATATTTAATTGAAAACATTTTCTCAACATTACATTATAGTTAACACTGTCAAGTGGTCCAAGGGATTCTAGTTCTACTAAAATATCATTTTTACCATTCATGTATAGTGGCATAAATTTATGCTGATAACCTAATAATCTTGTCATAAACCATTCTGTACTTGCTTGATAAAGAAGTCTATCAATCTTAGGCATATTAGGAGATCTTGCTTCTAAGCCGTCCTTTTCTGTAGGACAGAATAACTCTTCAAGTGAAAAAGTTTTTAACATGTCATAGTTAAATATCATAAACTCTGAATCAATATTTTGTAGTTTAGTTGGTGAAATAGGTATTTGTAAAATTCTGTAAAAGTCTTTAAATCTTGGATGTTTTCTAAAGACTCTTTTATGTGATAAGAAAGAAACAGACCCCGCAAAGAATTCTTCATTAGGAAAGTTATTAGACCATTTACCGTTTATTATATTGTTGCCACCTAGCCAAACTATTCTTTTATGTAGTCCACCTTTATCTTTCCAATGATCCAGTAAGTGACACATACATTTGGCTAAGTCTGATTTTCTCCAAAAAGATTCATATATTTTAACATTTGGAAAGTTATCTACTATCCATTCAATTGGAGCTTCATCCCAATCTTTATTATTTACATATAGATGTATTCTAACTTCTTCTTTATCGGGCAGGAGTGATGCTAAAGTAAACATACTCCATACTTTTTTATAGGGGTGTACTATTTCAATCATTTTTTATCTTTTTAAATTCCCAAAAGTTATCTACATATGCCTGTAGTCTTTCTTCCGCATCTTCATCAAATTCAAATATTACTCCAGAGTTTCTTGCTGAGAGTATTTTACAAAGTGCAAGGTACGATTGTCTGTTTGATACTGTATCATAAAAACTTTCGTAAGTTAATAAATTTTTCTCTCGTGCTTCTTTAGGAAAGCTAACAAGAGAAAGTCTTTTTCTGAGAAGGAGTGCAATTAATCCCATCTCACTATTTGGAGCAGTCGCTACTTCTTTACAATTAAGTAGTAGTTCATACCCACCTTCTTTTTTGTTTAGTACATTTTCTGCACCAAATCTTCTTTTTAAATCGGCAATATAAACATGAGCAGTAATTGGATGAGGTTTTATTACATATCCTTCATCTACTAATTTCTTTACTCGTCTATAATCAATTACAGTTCCTTTACATAATAAATTACTACCTGGTAAGAAAATTACTTTATCATAAAATTCTGTATTCCATTGTAAATTATATTTATTCTGTAGTCCATTTACTATTTTTTCGATTCTTTCTTCATCAATCTTTATGTCTGAATTAGCAATCGCTTTAAATAATTTGGTGTTAATTTTTATAGAATTAACTCTACAGTATATTCCTTTACCTAAAAAATCTGTGTATAACCATTTTCTAATACTATGTAGTTCATTAGTATTAAACCATAAATCATATTCCCAGTCAACTCCTTCACTAGTGTCAAGAACAAGTTTCTCTTTCAATCTAGCTAATCCATCTAAGTCATCTTTAGGTCTTGTACAAGATCCTGACTTCATGAAGTGAGTTGGTATATCTCCCAATGACTCATTTATAGTCATTGCTACCAGTTTATTTTTCTTAACTGGCTTCTGCTTTGTTATCATTTCTTAGCTTGAAAATTTCTTTTTCTAGGTTTTTTATTCTTTCTTCTGTTTCACCAATATGGTCAAAGACGGCTGCCATCATTGACTCTAATTTTTTATTAAGATAGTTTGGTGTAATATCTTCTTGTTCTGCTTTTATCATATTAAGAATCGCTCCATTGTGAGCCATCCCAATAAGATAATCCAAAGTCTGCTAGACTCGCAACTTCGGTATCAAAAATTGTACCTGCTTGGGAGGCGGTTATTCTTTCAAATACTGTTGTTGTTGTATCGAAAGTTGTTGTTGTTAAGTGATCAGTTGTTCTATTTGTTTCTGTTGCTTTACTTGTGGATATAGTAGTAGTAGTTGTTCTATCTGTTCCAAAAGTAGTAGTCTTACTTGTTTCAAAAGTGGTTGTAGTTCCAAATACAGTTGTTCTACTTGTTTGAGTAGATTGACTTGTTTCAAAAGTACTTGTTGTTGTTCTGCTTGAACCAGTTGTTCTACTAGAGGCTGTGCTTCTATCTGTATCAAATGCTGTTGTTGTTGTTCTGCTTGAACCTGTTGACCTAGTTGTAACTGTTCCCTGTGAAGTTTCAAACGTTGTTGTTGTAGCTCTACTTGAAGCTGTTGACCTAGCTGTATTAAATGTCGTCGTTGTAGAGTGAGATGTTCCAGTAGTTCTAGAAGATGCTCTCGAAGTAATATAAGCAGTTTCGTACGCTGTGGATTGAGTAGTGTTTGTACTTCTGCTTGTGTTTGTAGCTTGTGTAGTATTTGTACTTCTGCTTGTGTTTGTAGCTTGTGTAGTAATATATGCACTGATAGTAGCAAATGTTGTATTATCAATGTAAGCTGTATCAGTAGCAAATGTAGTTGCTGTGTTTGTAGCTTGTGTAGTATTTGTACTTCTTGCTGTGTTTGTAGCTTGAACAGTATTTGTACTTCTGCTTGTTCCAAATGAGGTATTATTTGTGAACGCTGTATTATTTGTAAAGCCAGTACTTCTAGAAGTATTTGTTGCTTGTGTAGTATTTGTACTTCTGCTTGTACCAAATGCTGTATTATCTATATAGGCTGTTGATGTGTTAGTGTTTCTACTTGTATTTGTTGCCTGTGTAGTGTTTGTACTTCTACTGGTGCCAAATGCTGTGTTATCTATATATGCTGTAGTTCTAGAAGTGTTTGTATTTCTGCTTGTACCAAATGATGTGTTATCTATATATGCTGTAATTCTAGAAGTGTTTGTTGATCTAGCGGTATTAGTATTTCTACTTGTATTTGTATTAACAGAAGTAGCAGTCGCTCTGCCTGTATTAGTACTATAAGTAGTAGTTCTACTTGTATTTGTTGCATTTGAGAACGCTGTATTATTTGTAAAGCCAGTGCTTCTAGCTGTATTATTAGTAAATCCAGTTGAATTTGTAAATCCTGTAGCTCTACTACCAGCTGTACCTCTAGAAGTGTTAGTACTTCTTGATGTATTATCACTTTGCGAATAAAAGTCAGTTCCTGCTTCTGGGTCAAAGTTGAAGTCAATGAATACAGTTATATAAGTAGTAATATTTGTAAATGCAGTATTATTTGTAACTGCTGTGTTTCTAGCTGTGTTTGTGTTTCTAGCTGTGTTAGTTCCAACCGATGTGTTTCTAGCTGTGTTAGTACTTCTAGAAGTGTTTGTATTATTTTGGAAAACTGTAGTTCTAGAAGTTATATTTGTAAAACTTGTATTGTTTGTAAAAGTAGTAACATCTATATATGCTGTAGAGTTTGTAAAGGCTGTATTGTTTGTAAAAGAACAAGTTCTACTTGTATTTGTCGCCTGTGTAGTATCATAAGCAGTAGAGTTTGTAAAACCTGTACTTCTACTTGTATTTGTTGCTTGTGTAGTAGTATAAGCTGTTATAGTAGCAAATGATGTATTATCAATATATGCTGTCGCTGTATTAGTATTTCTAGCAGTATTCGTTGCCTGCGTAGTAGTATAAGCTGTTATAGTAGCAAATGTTGTATTGTCAATATAAGCAGTATCTCTAGCTGTGTTAGTGCTTCTTGCTGTACTAGTGCTTTGCGTAGTATCATACGATGTTATAGTAGCAAATGATGTATTATCTATATAAGCAGTTGTTGTTGCAAAAGTAGTAGTAGTGCCAGTTGTTTGTGTTGTGTTAGTACTTCTACTTGTATTTGTAGCTTGTGTAGTATTTGTGCTTACTGTTGTTGCTTGAGAAGTATTATCTATATAAGCCGTATCAGTAGCATAAGTAGTATTATCAATATAAGCAGTTGTTGTCGCAAATGAAGTATTCCTACTAGTTCCTATTGTTGTATCGAAAGCTGTTATATATGCTGTTGTAGTATTAAATGCGGTAACAGTACTTTTACTTGTATTAAATGTTGTAGTTGT